TTCTGTCGGCGCCTTGGCGACGCAGACATCGTACGTCCTGTTCGCTGAGCGAGGTCGCTACGATGTGCAGGCGATGGCTCAACGCAAGATGCCCCTCGTGTGGATGGGGCATTACGAAGCTGACACCCGCATTTTCAATGCTGCGGTGGCACTCGGCGCGGGCGCGGCCATCACCTTTGCGGGTCAACCGCTGAAGGTCGCCACCATCACCATCGGAGCACGCAACTACAGTGGCGTTGTCGGCCACGGTGGCGTCGCGGACTCTGATCCTATCGTAGGCCGTGTGACGCGTTTGCCCGCCAACAATGGCGGCAAGTTGCGTTACATGAGGGCGGCAACCATCTAATCCTCGGTAGACACCGTAGGGAAGGGAAAGGCACTGAAGATGAGCGTTTCACCACGCATGTTGAATGAGCTCTTCGCTCAGAAGCTGTCGTCAGCTGAGGGTAAAGAGAAGATTGCTGAGTACGGCGGGTCCTACATCAGGGACCGGCTGCGCGAGGTTAGCTTCACGCGGAAGATCATTCCGCCGGAGCAGGTCACACGTGCGGACTGCCAACGCTCGGTGAACCACGACACCCTTGTGAAGATCGTGGACGTCGAGCCGAAGTCTCGCGCGACCACCATGACCTTCCGTGGGCAGCCCTCGGCACGGTTCATCCGTGGTCCGAAGGCTGAGATCGCGTTCTTCACCATCTCCTCGGAGATGTTCCAGAAGACCGAGCAAGAGCTTCTCGCCTACGAGATGCCCATCACCAAGATCATCGAGGAGAACTCGGTGAAGGACATCCAGGAGATTGAGGATCGCGAGTTCGTGATCCACATCGAAGCGGCATGTCAGGCGCTGCAGACCGAGGCGAACGGCGGGGTTTCGACCGCGTTGAACTTCTCGGCGATCGGCACCACGGTGGAGTTCTCGATTCTCAAAGGCGAGCTGGCCCGCACGGCCGGCTCGGATGACGCAGTCGTGCGTCCCATCCAGCGCCCCGACATCGTGAACCTCTTCAAGTTGCTCGACGGCAACCGCCTGCGCTGCGAACGCCTTCTGTTCACCGAGACTGATTGGGATGACATCCTTCAGTGGACGGTGGAAGACTTCGGTGATCGCATCCAGTCGGAGACCACGGTTGACGGCTACAAGTACAACACCGTCCTCGGACGGCCGTACGTGCGCACGATCAAGACGGACATCCTGCGTCCGGGCAACGTGTATGCGTTCACCAAGCCTGAGTTCTTCGGCAAGTTCTACGTGTTGAACAACACGAAGTTCTACATCGACAAGATTGCCAACACGATCACCTTCCAGGCATGGGAAGACATCGGCATGGCGATCATCAACATCGCGGCGGTCCGCAAGCTCGAGCTCTACTCGGGTGATGCAAACCCCACGACGAATGCAGATCTGTTGCTGAACAACTTCATCCCGGTGGATGAGGATCAGCTCGGCGCCGTCAACAACCGGGTGGACGCGGGTCTCAAGTTCCCGCAAGTGTCGCAGTACTGACCCTAGTTCTGCTCCGGGTGAAGAGGGCGTCGGTGCCGGGTGGCCCGGCGCCCTTTTTACTGGGGCTCTGAAGGAGACGCAAGATGAGCAACGGATCAGGATTGTTTGGTGGTCAAGGCCCCATGAAGCCACACCTTGTGCGTGGCGGTGGCGGTATCGCTGGAGAGATCTCGGACCTCCGCAGCGATGTGGGCGGGACGCTTTCTTCGATGGCTGCGATGACGGTGGACGAGTTCATCAATCCGGCGTTGGCAGACGTGGACGCCATCCGCTTGGCGGCGGCGACAGTCGCTGCACTTCGTACGCTGTCAGGTGCAGACCTCGACGGTGTCGTGGGTGCCGGCGAGATGGTTCCTCCGCGCAACCTCACTGTCACCACGGCTGGTGCGACGCCGGCGGATGCGCCTGCGACTGTCACCGTTCGTGGCAAGGTGCGGAACGGCAGCGGCAAGCTCGTTGCTCAGGAAGAGATCTTCACCGTCAGCCAGATCGCTGGCGCGGCAGTTGGTCTCTTGGCCTTCTCGGTTGTCGAGGAGATTGAGGAAGCAGCGGCAGACGGCGTGGCGGCAACGCTGGCCTACGGTTTCGGCGATGTCATCGGCCTCGGCCAGCCCCTGCGCTCACGCGCTGGTGTGCCGGCGGTCATGATGGAGATCGAAGCAGGTGTCGTGTTCGCTGCTGACGCAGTGACCGGCGCATTCACGGATGCGGCTACGGCTGCGCCCAACGGTACGTACCTTCCAGCCACTGTGCCTGACGGTGCAAACGACTACGCGATTTACTACGAGTACGACCCACAAGCGTAAGCTTCGGGGTCCATAACCTGGAGAAGCATTTATGGCTTCAGAAGAGCCGGTCTACCGAATCCACAGCTTGGTGCGTAAGGTCCAGACCAAGATACAACGGCACAAGGCGTCGCGGCACCACCGCTTCGTTCAGCGACTCGGCGGCGGTGCTATCACTGTCCGCCGAGCTCGTGCCGCCATGGTCCCCGTAAGCTTGCTCCGGAGGCACCTTACTGAGATTCGTCAGGCGGTGAGTGAGGGCAAGATCGAGGTGCGTACTGCTGAGCGCAAGCTCGTCGACATCTTCTCAGAGGACTTCCAGCCTTTGAAGAGTGTCGTGTCGGTGGCAAGTCCCAAGCCACAGACGCAGCCGGACTCGGCGGCCAAGGACAAGTCGTTCGAACATGGGGTCGGCCAAGCTATGCCGATGTTCGCTGACGGCTTCGTGGCCGGCCAGGCAGTTGCTCCTCCGGCTCTCCTGGGTTCGCTGCTCGACGAGGATGCCAAGCCGATTCAGGCTCCTGGTGATCCCGTCCGAGCTCGTGCAGCTCAGGCCGTTGCTGAGGAGTCGGAAGAAGAGGACGAGGACGACTTCGAAGACGATTCCGATGAGGATTTGGACGACGAAGACGAGGAAGGTAGCGCCGCGTGAGGAAGGTCTACAATCTCACGAACGTGCCAACTGCCCAGCTGGAATCTGCTGGCCTGGTCAACGTTCCTATCCGCCTCGGCGATGTCGTGATCAAGCCCGGCTGCTGTGAGCCTGTTCCTCAGGGGATGGGAGCTCAGGCGAACCGGTACATCAAGATGGGGGCTCTTCACGTCGGTGAGCGGCCTCCGGAGGGATTCAAGCCTGCTGCGCAGCCGGCACCAGCACCGGCACCACCGGCGCCAACCAGGCCGGCTGCTCCTGCTCGACGCACCCTGGCGGTACAAAGCACTGTCAATATGACAGACAGTGTTTCGACCAAGGAATCGAGCGGAGGGAAGAGCGAGGACTAGTAGATGGCACAGCTCCAGGGCATTTCGGGTGTCACGCCCACTATGCAGGCCTTCGTGCAAGTGGTTCGTGACTACATGCGCGATCACCCGGAGCTGAACCGCCTCATCGCTGGGCAAGAGTCCAACGACAGGCTCATTGCCTGGTCAGTGCTTGATGCACTCTCGCTCTTCAACGGCACCCCGCACCTCACAGCTCTGAGTCTGGAGGACTTGCTGCAGAGGCAGCAGCACCACTTGGTACTCCGGCTGACGGTTGTGACGCTGCTCGAGTCTGTGGGTTTGCTGCAGACCCGTAACCACATCAACTACTCCAACGGCGGTTTGAACGTCGGGGTGAATGATAAGACGCCGCTGATTCTTCAGTGGCTTCAGTACTACAGGGCAACCACGCAACAGATGATGACGAATGTGAAGGTTGCTTTGAACATCGAAGGAATGCTGGGCTCTGGTGGTTCTGGCGTTCACTCTGAGTTGTGGGCAGTCAACGCCACCTACCTAGCGTATTGAGGGACCCATGGCACTTTACGTTCGAAAGATCGCCGACATCCAGAACGTCAATGCCCGCCTTCGCGGTGGCATCTCTGCGGGTAAGGACCTTCGCATGGGTCTTTACGGTCTTCACGGCCTGACCCTTGTGTTCACGGCGCCGGTGGCGACCGTGACGTTCACCACGCCCGGCGCCAGTAATCAAGAGGCGCTTTCGTTGAAGCAGATTCTCACTCAGATCAACGCTGTAGTGGGTCTCGTTGGTTGGGCTACTATCGACCATCAGAGGCGCTTGGTTATCGTTGATCCCACCGGTGCAGTAGGGGTCGTGTTGGACGCTACCAGCACGGCTGCTGCATCACTTGGGTTTGACGAAGACGGCCAGGCAGGGATGGTCTACGCGGTACCTGGCGGCGCAGCTCCGGCGTTGGTAAACCTCTCTGCGTCGCCTGAAAACAGCACCACATACCTCTTGATCACGGATGAAGTATGAACAACTTCGAACGACAGGTTGTTGGTGCCCTCCCGCTTCACGAAGCGGCTGACTTCTTCGTCAGCATCAAGCAGGCAGCGTGGACTGAGGACCCAGACGAGAACGGTGACCTCGAGGGCCGCTTTGCGTCTCCCGTCGATGACGTCATCAACAAGTTGTCCGAGGTCATTGCCATCCGCTTTCGGAAGCACATGGCCTACTCGACGTACGCCCAGAGCTTTCGAAGCAACGCGTGGCGTGGAATCAAGGATGAGTTCACCGACCACCTCAAGGACGAACAGAAGGCGCTCGAGTTCTACATCAAGCGTTACACAGCCATCCGTGGTCCTGTGAGGTTCCCGCCGGTGGAGCCGCCTCCTCCGTCGACCAATCCGTTGGAGATCATCCGCATCCTTCGCCGAGCTGAGCAGGAGTCCATCAAGGCTCAACGCGAGCTCCGAGACCTCGTGGGCGACAACAATCCCATGAAGGTTGGCATCGAAGAGTGTCTGCTCAGCGATCAGCATCACCTCGATGAGCTCACCCAGCTTTCACCTGGTGACACGCAGGTGGCGAAGTACGCCGGCGCTGCTTCAGACTTGATGGATCAGCTCGCCGCCGGTGGGGCCATGCCCAAGGGCAAGGCGGGGTACTTCAAGCCGGTGGATCAGATCAAGGAAGCCAAGGTAGACGTGAAGGGCGCAGGCAAGGTCTTGGATCGCGCGGCAGATCTGTTAGCCGGTGGTTCTATCAATCAGCAGATGCCTCGCATAAAGGTACTTAGGCAGAATCTCAAGGATGCGACGTCGCGAAATACGAGTAGGGACGTTTACGGGGAAGTACGAAAGGCTAAGGAAGACCTTGCTGAAGGTATGCGTCCTTTGAACAAGGAGCGAGTGAAGGTTTGGGGCGCTCGTGGTGCTGTTGCTGCTCCGCTTGTAGGTGCCGGCGTGAAGGCGTTGTCAAAGAAGGACGATGCCGCGTCTGCGG